CTACTCCGCTTCCTCCAGAACCACTAGAAGCGCCAACGCCGCCTCTTGAACCACCACCGCCTCCACCTAAATTAGCCGTACCTGAAGTTCCACTTCCTGTACCTGAACCAGCACCGCCGCCGCCTGTTCCTCCAGCAGTATTTGAGCCTGTACCGCCTGAGTAACCATTACCGCCACCGCCACCGCCACCATAAGTAATGCTAGTTCCAGTAATAGAAGTCGCTACACCGTTGCCACCAGTTTGTCCTGAAGGAATAGCACCAGCGCCACCGCCAGCACCGCCAACAGTAGCGCCACCTGAGTTTCCTGTACCACCTGCAAAACCTTGATTTGCCGTAGGAGTTCCGCTACCGCTAGGTGCGTAGCCACCACCACCGCCAGCGCTACCACCATCTCCGCCTGTGGTAGAAGCCGCAGCAGAAGGGCTTGCACCTGCACCGCCGCCAATAGAAGTTATAGTGCTAAATACCGAGTTGCTACCTTTAACGCCTTGAGCGCCACCTGCACCAACTGTTACTGTGTAGTTTGTAGAGCCAGTGATAGTAAGTGCGGTTTCTAAACTTCCGCCACCACCTGTTGCTGTAACTGTGGAACGAAGTCCACCAGCACCGCCACCACCGCGAGCGTAAGGTTGTGCTGGAGAAACTAACTCATTGCCACCACCACCACCACCTGCTACAACTAAATAATTAACAGTTAGAGGTGGTATTACTTTTAATCTACTGCTTGCAATAATTCCTAGAATTGGCATTATTCAATATCTCCAATAACTATCCAAGAATTAGCAGCAATTTTCATGGCTGTTGCCATTGAGTTAGCCACGCGCAATTCTGGAGTAGCACTTGTAGCGCCTGTTGAAATAACTGTTGTAGTTCCTGGAGTTACTGCACCTATTGTTGGCTGACCTGCACCAGTAATCCAAAACACATTGAATTGAGTTCCAATAGCAAAATTAAATGTTGCATCTGTTGGAATGTTAAATTGTTGAGTAGCGGCATTATTCATTGAAAATAAATTGCCTTCATCACCTGAAACAAAAGTATAAGAAGCAGTTTTTGCTGAGTAGGTTAATGAAATTTTTGGCGTAGCGATAACGGGTGATGTTAAAGTTTTATTTGTAAGTGTTTCAGAACCAGTCAAAGTTGCAACAGTAGCGTCAATAGCCACGGAAGGAATAGGGCCAGTTCCATTTGTTACTGTAATGCCAGTGCCACCTTGCACTTCTGTTATGTCACCTGTTGGTAAATTTGTTGTTGTGTTTACGCGTGTATCTGTAATGTTTCCTGAATTAATTTGAGTAACAGCCGCGCCAACGGCAACAGTTGCTAATGTAATTGAGTTTGCAGGTAGCGTAGGAGCAACAGGAGATCCAGCGGGAGTTCCAGCAATAACTTGATAAATTACATCATTGCTTGCGCCTGAATAATAAGCATCTCTTACGGTCATGCAAACAAGATCAATGCGTGGGTTTGTTGGATCAGCAGTTGTAATAGTTAAAGTTACAGTTGCGTCATTGTAAGCAGTGTAAGCGCCCATGTTGCTTGTAGTTGTACCAATAACAGCGGCCCAACCTGAAGCAACGCGTACTGACATACCAGCAGGAGAATTAGCGGTAACAGCCATAGAAGAAGAACCAATAATGCCTGTTGTGGCATACAAAGCCTGTTGATTTAAACGGTCATATTGAGCAGGATAAGAACCTGCCTGTAACCATGATGGCGGTGTTTGTAGTGTCATTTATTCTCCCTTAGATGTACGCAGAATACCAAGAAACGGTAGCCTGAGTAGTTCCTGCTAATGTGCTAGAGCCAGTAAAAAAGTACAAAGAGTTGCCTGGTGGTGCATCAAACCATGTGCCTGAAATTAGAAGATTACGAGCAGGAGAGCCATTTAATGTAATCAATTGATTGTACAAATCAATTTCTAAAGTGTCCAAAGCAGTATAACTGCCAGTAAAATTAAGCGTGTTTCCACTTGTTAAATCACCAACAATAGGATTTGTAATTGGGCCTGTAATTGTGATTGTTGGATAAGCAGTACCCCAACCAATGTTTGAAATTGTTGTAGTAATTGTTGAAGAACCGCCGCCGTATGTGTAATTAAATGTTTTATTGTATGTGCGACCTAACGCGGCTGTTATAGACATAACAGAAGTTTGTAAATTGTTATCGTAGTAATTTGGATCAGGGCAAAAAAATTCAACCTGAGATGTAATGTAACCGTATGTGTAATTTGGATCTACGGTTGTACGCAAAGCGCGCACACGGGCATTTACAAATTGTTCAGATGTAGGGCTGTTAGGAAATTTAAAATAAAGCGGTGTTGTGCCTGATGTTTGTGGCAACAATGTGCTTTGCATAATGTTGTAATTTTGTTGGGCTGAATTAGCACCTAAAGCAAAAGTATTAAAAATTATTGAGATTGTTCTGCCAGCCAAAAAGTCACGGCCCGTAAACATGCCATCATGGTATCCACGGTCATCATCTTGATTACGGATACCAGGCAATGACTCAAGGCCATCAACGCTTAAAATTTGGTAGGGAGAGTTAGCGCCGCCAAATACTTGACCATTAAAGGCAAATGAATAAACTTGAGTTAAAGTAGTCATTATTCTAATATCCTTCCTGGTCTGTAAACACCTGAGATAGTTACAGCGTCACCGTATTTAATTCCGCTAACGGTAGCATCTCTAACTTGACTAGGATCAACAATAGCGTTGTTAAATGTTTGAGTAATTACGGTTGTATTGCCAGTTAATTTGTCACCCAAACCAACAATGCCGCCGCCAGGTGTGCCTTGAGGAATAATAGGAACATAACCAGGGGCGTTTGTAATAGCCGCAACCGCCGCTTTTGATCCCGCGGCTGTACCCAATTTAGCCATTTCAGCCGCAACTTCAGACAATTTTTGTTTTAGGTCAGCCAACTTATCAGAAGTTGATTTGTTAATTTTATCAATGGCTTTTTCATAATTTTTTTGAGCCTCTAATAAAGCGTCTTGCAAAGTTTTAGCCGCGTCTGCTAACCCTTCAGCAAGATCTTTCTGAGCCTTTTCACGGGCTTCTTTAAGCGATTTAGCCGCATCAGCCATACCTTTATCAAGATCTTTTTGCGCTTCAGCCATAGTTTCTGCAAGTGTTTTTGCGGCATCTGCTATTGCGTCATCAAGATCTTTTTTAGCCTTAGCCAAATTTTCTAAATAATTTTTTTCTGCTTCTGCTAAACCTTCAGCCAAATCTTTGTTTGCTTCAATTATTGCTTCATTCATTGTTTTAAGAGCATCAGCAAGGCCATCATTAAGATCTTTTTTAGCGGAAGCCAACGCTTCTAACAGTGCGCTTTCGGCTTCTGCCAATCTTTCATCACGGTTAATTTTGGCTTCAGCCATAGCGTCTAAATAAGAAGCGTTAGCGTCAGCCAAATTTTCATTTAAGGTTTGTTGAACTTGACTTAGCGCGGCGGTAAGATCTGTTGAAACAGCGTTGTAAGCATTAGTTAATTCTTTTGTTGCTAATTTGCCACCCTGGTTCATAGTGGTTGCAAGAGCATCTAACCCATAAGTTGAAACATTTTGAACTTCACCGTATAGAGATTGCAGTTCAGCGGTTGCTTCAGGAGAAGCATTTTTTAATGCTTCAGCAATTTTGTTACCTGCTTGTGGGCCTTGTTTAACAATTTCTTCAATGAAAACTTGACTGTAACCCATGCCCGCAAGAGCCGCGGCGTTAGCCTGTAACTTTTTGGCTTCTTCTAAACTCTTTTTTAATTTATTTAATGCCTGTTCAGGACTTCCACCAGCAAGGGCTTCGCCTAAATCAAACCCTGTTTTAGAAGCAAAAGCATTACGCAAACGATCCATTGACTGTTGAACAATGTTTAATTGCTTATCAGCGGCAGACTTAGTTAAATCAGCAGATCTCTTAGAAGCGCTTTCGCGTAAATCTGAAAGTTTGTTTTCAAGGTTTTTAGTAAGATCAGCAATTTTTTTGCCGTAATCTTTTTCAATGTTTACTTTTTTCTCAGCCGCATTTTTCTTAGCGTTTGCAGTTACTTCATCATACCTTGTTTGTAAATCGGCAATTTTATCATTGTACGCTTTAGTTGCTTTTTCAATAGTTTCTTGATTTTTCTTTACAAGATCAGCCTTTTTTTCAGAGTAATCTTTTTCAATTTCTATAATGCGTTCGCCATAACGCTTTTCTGCTTCAGTTAAAGTATCTTTGTAACGCTTATTTGCTTTTTCTTTTGTGTCATTGTATCTGTATTGCAATTCAACAACAGCGTCATTGTAATTTTTTTCTGCTTCTAAGTTGGCTTCTGCAAAATTCTTTTGTAAGTCAGCAACTCTTTCATCATAATTTTTATGCGCTTCAAGCATGCGTTCATTGCGTTGAATTAGTTCTTCATCTGCTTTTTCTTGCGCGTCAGCAACAGCCTCATTTATGTCAGCATAAATATCAGTAACTTCTTTTTTGTATTTCTCTAATGCCTTTTTAGCCTTTTCAGCCGCTTTTCTTGCTTTTTCATCTACGGTATCACCACCGCCGCCACCGCCGCCACCACCACCTGTTGTTTCTTTATCTTTGACTTTAGTTTTATTTTGTGCGGCAGTGAAACTATCTACATTCTTTTTAAGTCCTTCAATTTTATCTGCAACCTTACTTGCGGTATCTCCAACGCCTTCAATTCCAGCATTGATTAGTTTTAATCCAGCCTTAGCCGCTCCACCGATACCAGGTAATTTAGATAATACCGTTAAGAACAATCTCATTGGCCCTGTAACAACCTTCATTACAATTGTTATGTATTCGCCCCATGCGCGGATCATAAATGCTACAAAACTAAGAACAGCCTTAGCGACCGTAGCAACACCATTTCTAAAGGTTTCGCTTTTTTTGTATAAAATTACAAAACCTGTGGCAAGCAATGCAACAGCAGTAACAATTACGCCAATTGGATTTGCTCTCATAGCGGCGTTGAGTTTTAACATTGATGCGGCAAGCCCATTAGTAGATGCAATAGATGCTAATGTGCCAGTTCTCATAACAGTTTGAATTGCTGTGTATGCTTTTGTTACGGCTGAAGTAATAACAAGAATTGCTCTATACGCTTTCCACGCCACTACACCAGCAACAACCGCGCCAGTTAATGCCATAATTACTGTTTGATTTTCTTTGATAAATTTACCCAAAGAACGCAAACCAGGTATAACAGTGCCAGTAAGAAAACCCATAACGGCTCTAAACGCTGGTAAAAGTTGCTTGCCCAAATCTTCTTTTAATTTGTTAAAGTCATTTCTTAACGCTTGCATTTGGCCTTCAGGCGTATTTCTTAATTCTTCATTAAAACCTTTGTATGTTGAATTTAAAACTTTAACAATTGCCGCGGATTTTTCTGCTTCTGTTCCTTCAGAAATAAGTTTCTTTGTGTGTTCATCAAGCACAAAACCAACTCTAGTAAGAGATCCAAAGTTTCCATTAAGCGCTTGAGCCAAGCCGTTAGTCATCTGCTTAAATTCATCTGCACTTGCATTAGCGCCTTTTTCAGCGGTGACATAATCAAGAATTGCAGGTGTTAATCTTTTAATGGTGTCAGTCTGCAAGTTAAATGTTGCCAACTGTGATTGCGTTTGCGTGATGTTGCCGCCTGTTACAACGCCAACTTTTTCTAATGCGTCAGCCTGGGCGTTAAGTGAGGCTATCTGTTCATCAGTTGCGCCAGTTGCAACTTTCATCAATTGGGCTAAGCGCTGTTGTTGCGCTTCCGCTTCCATTGCTTGAGCCATGACATCTTTGCCAAATTGCAAAACTTGAGTACCAGCAAAAGCAATACCAATTGATGCACCAACTTGTTTAATCTTTGTTGCAAAACTTTCCATGCCTTTTGAGGCAGTTTTTACAGAGTCATCTACACCTTTAAGAGCGTTTTGCGCTTGCGTTAAACCTGTTTTAAGTTCACTAACATCTGCCTGTAATTTAATAAGCATTGGAGGAATTAAATCAGCCATTGTTTAACTCCCCATCTTTTCTCTCACAGCGGTTGTAAAAACCCTAGTCAATGTGCCATTTTTTAATAGCATCAACGCGGCAGGTTCTAAGTAAGGGTATTTTACTCCTGACTTCCAATTGCCGCCGCCTTTCTCAACTTGCCTGGCGTAAATCATTGTTGGCCCTACTTCAGCAGTGTAAGTTCCCAAACCACTTCTGTAAGTTGTTTTGATAGATCTTTTCAAATTACCTGTAACAGTGTTAGGCCCTGAGCCGCCAACATGTCGCGGGGGTGTAGTAACTAAATAGGCATTACCGCTTTTGCTTATGCGTTTTTTGTAAGAGCGTGTGCCTTGAAAGTTTAATTTTGCCTGGCGCTCAACAGCAAGGCCAACGCGCATAATTCCTAGTTGTGCGCCTTGAGCAATTTTTTCCGCTGTACCATCAATTGCGGCAAGAATATCCTTGAGATTTGTAATAACAATTTCAGCCATTTACTCTCTCGCTTCTGCCTTTACTTCATCAATGGTTCTAGCAATTGCTATTAACCAGTCTGCGGTTTCTGCGGGCAAGTTATCTACCTGTTCAGGTGTCCAACCAAACCTTTCAGCCATTGTGTAATAAAACCATTTTTCATCAGGGTAAGAGAACGCCTCATGGCGTTCCCCTCCCTTGAGTAACCATTTTAGGCGTTGGAGTTCTCGCCAAGCGCTTTTGGGTCTGCCTCTGCTTCAGGCGTTTTAGCCAGGTTAGGGAACAGATAACTTTGAGCATCTTTTGTATGTTCTACTAAAGCATCATAATCAGTCATTGTTAATTCATCTAATGACTCAAGTTTGATTGATGGCGGAATAAGATCAAATGACCATGACTCAACAAGCATTGCAATAAGTGCATCACCTAATGCAAGCGCTTTTGTAAGATCCCCGCCTTCAGCATTGTCAGCGCTACGCATAACATTTTTGCGATCTTTAACACGCAAAGTTGCTGGATCTTTTAATGTAACTGTTGCCCCTGATGGCAGTTTTATTTCTTTAGACATGTTGCCTCCTGTTAGTTGCCTTCCTTAAATCATACCTAAAAAGAGCAAGCGGCGCGGGAGAGCGGGAAGGCAATCGCCCTCAACCACGCCGCCGCCCTGATCTAGTTTAGGCGTATGTACCTGATGGCTTTGCGTTTTGCAGTGTCCATGAGATAGGTGAGAAACCACCTGATGCACCAGCATCAGTAGTATTTGATTGCGCATTGAAATCAACAGATACCTGTACAAAATCTTCACCGCGTTCAATTACACCAGTGGTGTAAGCGCCCTTAGTAAGAGTTGCAGAAATCTGAACTTCAGCCGCACCTGTTCCGTAATTCCAATCAAATACAAGAGCAGGTTGAGTGTTGTTAAGGAAGTTAAGCAATTGACTGTCATCTTCCATAACAAATGTGATTTTGCCTGTTACTTCCAATGGGCCTAGAAATACCTGATATGGATCTTGTGTTGATGCAATTCCATAAATAGGTGTTGCAGGGCGCTTCATATCAATGTTGCCAGTCATGGCTGTTGCAAGAACTGAGCCACCTACTGAAACAGTACCGCGCCAAACTGGTGTTGGAAGAATTGTTGAGAATGATGGTGTTGGTGTCGCAACAACTTCTGATGACCAACCAGTGCTTTTAGCGTCATATTCAAGCATGCCGTCAGCGTTAAACTTTAATGAAAAGTCAGAGAACTGGCAACCAGGATATGAGCGAACATCAACAGCGTAAAAATCTGTTAGTGTATATGAAATTGGTTGAACATCTCCACCAACAGCAAGGCTGTTTAAAAGTGTAATGTCATGTGTATAAGGTGCGCTTGCACCTGTTGTTGCTACTTCGCCTAATAAACCAGCAATTGCATAGCCAACAGTGTCAGCAAATACAGCGCCGCCGTAATCCACTGTTGAGCGTGTGCGCCCTGGAATATAATTGTAGTTAAGAACATTTGAACCACGCAAACCTGTGTCATAAAGTGGATCAACGATGTCCACTGGCTTGAGGGCATCTTTCATTACTGGAATGAAATCGGTTGGTGCTACTGCCGTACCGCGGGTTGCCTCTTTAGCAATACCTAAGTACGAGCGAACGGATTGCTGTACAGACATTATTCATCTCCTAATTTATGGTCTGACGCGGCAGACATTGTGATTTTTTCTTTTGGTTTTGCTTCTTCTTTTGTTTCTTCTTTTGGTTCTGTTGGTTTTGCTGTGAAAGTTTTTTCAGCAACAGCAATTACATTTGCCGCTTTAAAACCTTCAGGCGCGTCAAACTCATCACCAGGTTTAACAGTGACCTTTACACCTGGGAACACGCGTTCATCAGTTCCATTGTATTTGTACTTCATTATGTTCCCCTTATGCCTGGATCATCTGTGTTACGGGAAATTGTATCTCAGCAAAGATTTCTGTGACCCCATCTTTTTCTGTACTAGGTTCACCGTAACGCGCTTGTATAACTGGTTCAGCACCTTGCCAAACAAGATTGCCTGTTGGATCTCCAAAATTATGATCAGAGCGCAAACGCTCTTTAACGCAATCAATAACCGCGTCAAAATCAGCCATTGCAAATTCAGAATTGCGGTGAAAAGAAACGCAAAAGATCTGAACAATTACAGTGTAATCAATACGCTTCCAACCGTTATGCGCACCACCAATTGCTAAACGAGTTTCATATTCATCAGCAATGTAAACAACTGCTACGGTTCTAGTCATTTGACCAGGTTGAGCATTTACTTCATAATTAATTATTTTTGGAAATGAAGTAAATACTTGATTAAGATTTTGAATAGGCGGGTTGAAAATAAAGCGCGAAAGCGTATCGCGTACAGCGGCGCGACCTGTAAGAAGTGGCGTTGAAGTCATTATCTGACCCTACGGTACTTGTTCACCATGTCTAGGGCTACTGCAATGTCATTGCCATAGCGTACAGAACCAGCAACATTTCCTGAAGGGCTAGTTGTGTAAGCCATAGTTGTTGAACTATCGCCACGCATTTTAATAAAAGCGCTTGTAATTAAAATACATGCTTGTTTAATGGCGTTAGGCAAATTGCTAAATGTTGCTCCTACTAAATGCGCATACAGCATAGGAGATTGTAAAGTTACGGTAGTGCTTCCAAATGTGTAATTATCGCTTACGGTTACGCGCTCAGTGTTAGCGCCATCAAAAATACGGTACTGCTCGCCTGGCAAAATACCCGCGGCATCTTCAACCACAATTGAAGTTGCGCCTACTGCTGTGTTAGCCGTGTTAATTGTATTGGCATAACCTGCAATGTATGTGTATTTTGTAAATGTCCAATTGCTTTGACCGATAGAGCCACCAAATTGCAATGGGCCTTGTGAAGTGTAATTCCACCCAATTTGATTGCCAGGGATAATAATTTGCTGGCCTTCAAACCAGGCTATTGAGCAATCTTGTAAAGCGTTTAATTGATTTGGGTTAGCCCCATAATTAAAAGCAGACAAAGAAATAACTGGTGCATTGTACGGGTGCAAAGCATAGTAACCGCCTGATGCTGAATAGCGTATGCGTTGCGTTTCCGTGTATTCAGTAGCCACAAGATTTTGATTAAGGTACTCATTCATGTATGAAGAAGCGCGTAAAATAACAGTTTCCAATTCAGCATCTTGCGCCGCTTGATTGCCACCCGTTACAAGTGTGCTAAGGCTTAAAGCGGTTGGTGCTTGCTTGTATTCAGCAACACTTAAGTAACTGCTTTCACTGCTAATGTCAGAAGTAATACCAACTGCCATTTTTTATTCTCCATCTCGCTCAGGAGCGCCGTTCTCATGCCCGCAACGCGAACATTTTCTGAACCAACTACCAAAGCCACATTCTACGCAAGTAAAGCCCCGCTCGCTGTCTTTACTGCTGTAAGGATTTAAAGCCGCCTCAAAAAAACCTTCTGCCTTCATTGCTCTAGCGTGAGCCGCGTTTTCAACAGTATAGATACCTTGACGGTCTGTGTAATAACTTTGCCCGCCTACAACAGTTTCTTTCACGCCTTTATCAGGTGCTACCCATCTTGCCATTTTTTGCCTCCTATTAAATTGGGAAAGGGGCGCGGCTGTTCAAATATGCCGCGCCCCTCCCGTCTTATTGAATTACTTTTGTGTGATCATTTCAGCCGTAGTCATGTGTGAAGGTGTGCCATCAGGTAAAACCGTCTGACCACCACCATGACTATTTGTAGGCTGATTACAACCACATTCTAAACACATCAGGCAGAAACAATTCCTGAAACTGCACCGTTCCATGCTGGAGCAGTACAGAAGAATGTTCCACGGAAGTATGTTGAGAAGTCATAGGTGAACTGAGTTACAGGCCACTGGATACCCATGTAGTCCTGAACTAGGAAGTTTGCCCAAACATCTGATACCTGAGTGTCAGGAATTGGTAGTGTCCATGAAAGAACTGGAGCAACACCTGAGTTTAGCCAAGGGTGAACCATAAGATCTACTGCCTTACCAGTAACTTCATTCTGAAGTCCTGTAACAATAGAACCGTATGTTGTGCCGCTTTCGCCTGGGTTGTTAATAACTAGGCGATAGTTAGCAGTTGAACCATTCTTGATTGCATCAGATAGTTGTTTACGGTCATTACCATTCATTAGAACAATGTCTGGATCAGCCTTTACATTCTGGTACAAGTTAGCAAAAACAGTTTGGAATTCCACACCTGGGTTAGCAGTTGAGAAAGTGCTGTTGATTGCGTTGTTGAAGCCAGTGTTAGGGCCTAGCACTGTTGGAAGAATTCCGTCATAACCAGTTGCGTAAGCAGATGTATCTGCGGCGGCGCGTGTAACAAGCGCACCCGTAGTTGTGTAGGTAATTAGGTTTCCTGAATTAGGAGCAATTCCACCCTGAAGTGTTGCTGTTAAGCCCTGGAATGTTCCCTGGTATGTAGCAGTTGCTTGAGCGCCTGACTTAACATAAAGGTTGTAACCAAGTGCGCCAACAACAGGTGCAGTTAAAGTTACTACAATAGTTTTATTACTTCCTGAAGTTGTTTCCGCGGCTTGCGCTGAAACAATTGACTCACCAAAGCCGTTTGCAGAAATACCAGCGTCAGCAGTAACAAAAATAATGTACTGAGCATTAGGTAGTGCTGTTTGACCTGAAGTAGTCGCGGTAGCGGTTGCAGTAGCAATTGTTGGTGCAGCAAGTGCGCCTGAATATCCTGATGCTGTTCCGCGAGCCATTAGCATCATGCGTTCTTCCATAAGCATTGTTGCGTATAGAGTTGAAGTTGATGATAGTTGGCGTAGATCTTGGTAACCCATACCTGAGAAGTTTGCATCAAATGAAACCTGATCAGATAATGAGTAAGAGTTGTAAGGCAGAATTAAGTCATCTGCTGTGTATGAAATCTGTGGGCCACGGATTAACTCAAGTGGAGTAGAACCGCCACCAGCAAAGTTATTCTGTGTGTTTTCAGAGATACCAGGCCAAATCTGTCCTTGTCCACCTGTACCTGTACCTGTGTAACCTAGAACGCGCTTTACGCGGTGTGAAGTACCAACGCCTTTTTTGCGTGGGATACGGTTACGAAGTGGTGTTGGGCGTGGTGTAAGCAACTTAGAAGGTGCTTCAAGGTCAAACGCTGCAAATGAAGATGACAATGGAGAAGTAAGAGTGATTTCTTTACCAATGTCCTGCATAGCCATGCGTTGTGCTGCAAGAGCAGTGTTAAGTCCTGCTGCTGCATCACCTGTAAGTGACTTGTTTGCAACCAATGCTTCTAGTGTTGCAAGTGGATCTGCTGTTGGTGCTTGTCCTGGTGTATGTGAAGCGTTAGAAAGGCTCTTATTGAGTTCATTTGAGTATTCCTCAAAGCGTTCAGCGGCCTCTCTAGGAGTTGCGTCACTGAATAAATCAGCAACTTTTGGGGCGGTTAGCGCCATTTGTATTTCCTTTCAGAGATTAGTTTGAGTTTGTTTAATTACTTGTTAAGAGTTTCTTCATACTTGTCAATGAATTCTTGTGCAAGTTGTTTGTATCCCTTAGCAAGGGTTGGATCATTTGTTGCTTTTGCTTTTTCTTTGTAAACAGCGGCCTTAGTTAGTAAATCATTTGTTGCTTTCACATCAATTGGGCTTACTGTTCGCTTTGGGCCACCACCTAGAGCCAAAGATTTTGCGGTTGCCAACTCAGTTTCCAAACTCATTGCTCTAACCTCAGCCGCCTCTTTTGCGGATACAAGGTTGGCAATCTCTGATTTGAGAGCCTTTGTTGCTTTTTCTACCACTTCTTCTACTATGGCTTCTAACTTATCTGCTGAATTTTCATCAGTAGAAACTTCTTTTTCTTCTTCATCAACGGGCGCTTCTTCAGTGGCAGGTGCTTCATCAGCATCAATGTCTGCTACTTCTAGGCCGCTTACTTCTGCTGATTTAGGTGTTTCAGCAGGAGATACAATTGTTGCTGTATCTAGGTTTGCACCTGTTTCCGCTGTTGGTGTCATGTCGGTAGCCGCATCAGATTTTTCCATGTATTTATTCCAACACTTCATTCCGTAATCATCAGTTTTTCCTGCTTCTTTGCAACGCTTCATAAAAGCATCTTTAGTTTCACCTTTAGCGGGCATCATTTCTTTTTCTTCTGAACCTGCTGAAAGTTCTACATCTGTTTCTTCCATTACTTCTCCCTCTGCTTCTTCGCCTTCATACCATGCGTGAAGGTGAGCAACTGCTTCTAGTAGGTGTGCAAGTGAAGAAAGTTCATTGTGACCTTCCTTCATTTCTTGCGCTTCAATTGAAATAAGGTTAGCCAACGCTTCACGCGCCGCTTCAAACTGAGCCTTATCAAATTTAACAAGATCGCCAACAATAGACTTAGGAACTGAAACTGTTGATGTGTCCATTGCATCACTTTCTTTCTCAGAGTTATTGTCAGATTGTATTGGATTATCATTTTCTGATACTTCTTTTTCATGTAATTCTTCAACTTGAACTAAGTCTTTTTCGCCATCAACTGACTTAGCCAAAACAAGTTGGCAGTTAGGGTTGGCGGGTCTGTCCACTAGAGAAACTTCTACAATCTGACCATCTACAATGCGACCATTGACCGCTTTGCTGTCGCGCACAACCCGTGGGTTTTTGATACCAACAGAAAAACCTTTGAGTACGCCAGCATCAACTTTCTTGACGCTTACGGGATCTACAACTAGAACACCAATGTAATGACCATCAGCCTTAGCCTCATACTCTTTTGCTACGCCCGCGGCAATGTTGCTGTGTTGTTCTCTAATGTTTCCACCTGATTTAAACCAGGCTGGCATGGCGCGCTTTAACCAATCACCATCACAAATCTGTTGATCAATGTCAATTGAGTCATCTGTTGCCTTACCGTAAACGGTCATTGTGCCGTCTGCGTTACGGTCAGCCTTTTCAATGCTGAAATATGATGTTGTTGTTAAAGTAGCCATTAGTCCTCAATCCATTGGAATACATAAAGCCTTACGCTAACTGTATCAATTTTTGCTTACACAAGTGTTTTAATCTACGGGGTCAAAGCCAAACTCATTAACACTGTCACCGTTAAACCATAAATTTTTGGCGGGTGTAACTTGACTTAGAATTTTGCCGCCATTTAATACATTACTTGCTAAATGTTCTTTAGCGTAAGTAGGTGAAAGTGTTACCCAATCGCCAGGGTTAATTTTGTCCACGCCTTCAGGTACGGCTCTGTAAATAGTTACAGGGGCGTTAGGTTTGCCTTGAATTGCCACAATTGCCGCCCTGCTTTCCTTATCTGATTGAGCATAACCTGAACCATACAATTTAGGATTTTTGTAAAAGCCTGGCATCATTTCTTCAACATCAGTTGCAGGAGATCCAAATTCATCTGATCTTGTAGGGGCTTGGTGACGCATGCGGTAATTATCAGTTTCTTCAACTGGTTCACCTGCTCCTGCTTGTTGCGCTTCTGCTCCCGCTCCACCGCCAACGGCTTGTGGGCCGCGTGATCCAGTAGTAAAACGCCCTCTGTCATCATGGTTTGGGTTGCCTTTTTCAATGTCAGCGCCTTTAATTATTTCATCAATCTCTTTTTCTCTACGCGCCAATTCTGCTTTAGCGCCAGGTATGCCTTCTTCAGCACTTAACACAACTTCAATAATTGATGCTTGCGCCCAATTAACATCTACTGGCGGTTCACAACTTTCAGTTTTTTCAGACATAAGTTACACCTTCCATCTTGCCATCTGTTTTAAGATGTTTAAGTTTTGCGGGCAAACCGTTTAACACCCAATTTTTGTATGGCTGTGGCACATCATCAATTGATGATGCTTTGGTGTACCAGGCTCTAAATTCTGCAAGCGTGTTTAAATCTTCAGGCTTTTTGATGTCAAACTCATTGATAGCCGTTGCCCATTTAACGCTTATTACATGGTCTGTAATCATTCTTTTACCACCACTGCCCCTCTGTTTAGAATTACATACATGGCATCTTTGCCATTGTCTGCTAAATCTGAATACCTAATTGCGTCATAACCATTAGCCGCGGCGTATGCACCAGGATCTTTAAATGTCCAACCTAAAGCGCGCAAGTCATCACGGAACGCAATTGCTTTTAAAGTGTCTGTTGGCATGCCTCCCATTGTTTCTACATAAGCATCTACAAATTGCCCCATTACTGGATCGCTGTAAGAACGCCCAAATGCTTTGTCATAGAAAGCGCTTGATAATGCTTTTGCTCCCGTTTCGGCAACATCATGTTCTATAAATTTAGCCGTTGGGGATAGCACCATTTCCAAAACATTGCCTGGTTTATCCATTGCGTATTTAAGAACAAATTCATAATTTACGCCTGAATACACTCCATTGCCAATTACGCCAGTACCAACAAACATGTCACCCGATTTAAACATTTCAATCATTTGCTCAGCGGTAAGCGTTTCATCACCAATTACGCCGCGGTACACTTTAACGCCGCCTTTTTGTGCCAACAAATCGAAATCTTTGGCGCTTACAATAATAGGTTTTGCCGTAAACCCTTGAGCCTCTAGCAAAGCCTTTAAGCGCGGATCTCCACCAACAGGGCGGTATGTTGTAATGTATTCATTAGTAGATCCTTGCCAAATTTTTGTAGGCGCGCTAGGAGGATCTTTAATTTTAGAAATTTCAACAATTTTGTTTTTATCCCATGCTTCAAGATCTTTAACTTTGGCAGGGTTTGAAGCAAAAGTAATAACCTTTATTGGTTTAACAATTACAGGAACTTTCCAACCAAATTCTTTAGCCATAGCCTGAACCAAAGCGTTAGGGGTTTTTCCTCCTGTTTGAATATACTCAGTAAACATTTCAGCATAAAATTCTTTAGTGTTTCTGCCTGAGTATTGACTTTTAAACGCGTCAGGAAATTGCGCTTTAAGTCTAGCAATAGCGTTTTGGCGTTGATAACTTTGCGATCCGTATGAAATGTCATCAATAAGATGACCCCATTCATGGGTAAGCGTGTATTCAAGTTGAGTTGTTTTAGGAGTAACAGGCATTTTGAACCCGCCTTTTTCTGTTGCTCCGTAAAGGGGATTTCTAACAGTTTCAGGAGTTACCCATAAATCTGATCTGCCGCCATAAGCCCAACCGTATTTAGTTTTTGACTCTTTTTCAATGTGTATAACAGCCCGTTCTTTAGGGTTATTTATTTGTAATTTTTCTACTTCTTTAATAACTAAAGCGCGTTCCGCTTCTGTTGTTTTTAAACCCTGATAACTAAATTGAACTTCAATTTTGCCATTTTTGTAAATTACGCCTTTATCCAATAATGATTTATCTGCTCGCTTAATTATGTTGGGGCTAAGCAATGCTTCAGCCCTCATTCTGCTAAGCGGGGTACTGTAAGAGCGTATAAGGTTTTGTACAGCGGCTTCTCTTACAACATCACGCGGAAGAATTTGCCATTCACCAGGCTTAAAGTCACGCGCATCTAATTGTTCATAGAAAGTTTGAGCGCTATTTGTAACTTTAGGTGCATGGAGTTCTGCCATAATCCGTTCTGCTTGTTGTTGAGCAGTTGGGAAAGCAGGTGCAGGTGGCGGTGGTGCAATAATTGTTGCGCCTGGCATCTCAGGTTCTTCCTCATATCCAGGAATTACAGGGAGCAACACGCAACGGCAATGTGGGTGAGCAGGGGGCTGAGCATCACCTGACGCAAAGGTTTGACCAATAACAATTACTTGCCCGTCATTTTTAGCGCATACATCACATGGATCAGATACCGCCCATTCCATCTTTTGTAGGCCAGCCTCTTTGTAATTTTGTATTGAGCCAAATGACATAGCGCGGTTTTGCTCAGTAATGGCAATTGTAAGAGCGCGGCTAGGACTTGCCACATGCCGCCCAATCATTACAGCGGCGCTTTCAGCATCTAGGCCAGCGGCGATTGAGTCAGAAAGAGCAGTGCCTAAATTTATTACAGTTTCTTTATTAAACTTTTTGAAATAACTATCAGCGTTTACGCTTGTTAAATAATCAAGAAAACCTTTAGGCGGATTGAGCAAAAGAGCAGTGGCTTTATCTCCAGGCTTCCAGTTATCCCAATTGATTTCAATATCATCAGCCTTGTTTGCTTCACGGGTTTTGCGTATCCATTCACCAGCGGCGGCTTGCCCTAAAAGGTAAGCCTCAGCCCATGCGCGTGTAACGGTTTGACGCAACGGTTCATCATTAAGATAAATGTTAAGTATGAGCCATGAGCGAGCGCGTGTGCGGTCTTGTGCAGGATTGTCAGTTGGTTGCGGTTGAGTTTCCTGATACTTATCAAAAACTCTTTTAAAATCCGTTACCTGGTACAACGCCGCTCTAATCTTGACCGCGTTCTTTGCCGCTAAGCGCCCGTCTGCCTCAAGAGCGCCTTTGATCATGTTAGATAAGCCTTAGCCAGCGCCCTAGCGGTATCTAAATCGCCATCAAAAGCACAACGGTTAAGAGCATCTCCTACAATTGGATCTAGTGATTTAAACTCAAATAATCTTGCGCGTTTTCCTTTAGCCGCCCATTTCATAAATGCTTTTACTTCTGTGGCTTCTTCTTCTGAACTATCTGTAACGGCTATTTCTTCAGGTTTTTCTTCCAACGGATTAGGAGTTGTTGGATTAATTGGTGTTGCATCAGAGCCGCTAAGTGCTGGAGCATTTGCGGCAGTAACCGCATCAATAATGCCATCAGGTGAAAATAACAAAACGCTTGAACCTGTAACCATCATTGGCATGTCTGCCTGTGGTGTATCAAGTAAAGGCAAGCCCATTTCAGAACGGCGTTCATTGATTGACTTACCGCCTGAGCGCACTTCAATTTCATTCTTGCGGGCGTTTTCTTCATTGTCCAAACGGTTTGAAGTCATTAGTTTGAATTCAAGTTCACGCGGCATACCTAAGTATGTGTAAGAAAGATTTGTTAGTTGCTTTGAGATCCAGTTAGCAAGCGGGCCAATGCCTAACGCTTCTGCATTTTCTGCTTGACCTTCTGAATAACCTGAGCCACCTAAACCGCCCTTTGGAGAAAAACCAATTTCAGATGGTTGAACGCCAAAGTGACCGCAAATAGAAGTAACTAAATAATCATCAAGAGTATCTTTAAACTTTTCGCCATAACCTTCATTGACAATTGGAGTTAAACCCTTTGGCAATAGGCGGGCGCGCTTGCGTTGCTGTGTCTGTCCAGCAAGATCATCATTGAGAATACGCTCATAAGCAAGCAAGAGATCAGGGTTAGTTCCCCAATCTTCATCAGTTGTAAACATCAATTCAGGCATAACGCCATCTGTGTACTCAGCGCGTATCCATTGCTGACGGCGTAGGTAAATGTCTGCTAGTGAAAGCGCTCGCTCTACTGGGCTAAATCCGTAAACAGAAATAGAACGGCGATTGCGCACCATGTAAGCCAATTGATCAGATGTAAATTCACCATCTGCTTTTGGATCTTCATCTGTTGCGGAAAATTCTGAGCGCGGGAAACCATAAAGGATCTGTTGGAACGCGGCGTTTGGTGGCATTGGGCGCATACCGCGGTCATCAATAAGTGGTTTGATTGTTGTGCCATCAAGAATTTGGAAACCGTATAGATCTCCACCTACTGTTGGCTGTGGGTAAACCGCCCACGCATCAACAACAAGAATGTCCTCAACAGCAATGTTGATCCAGTCCTGCCATGTGTATCCGTTTGCAGGGTCAGGGTTTTCCCAAAATGTACGCAAGCGGTTAATTTCATCTGTGTACTTCTCGCGGGCTTTAGCCATAGCGCGCACATGATCGCCGCCTGACTCAGCCGCAATCTTTTCTGAAGCGTCATCACCTAAAACAATGTCAAACTGAAGGCCGTTCATTTTTGATTTAGTTACTTCAATACAACGGCGCAAAATATCAATTGCATCTGCTGAAGCGCGCAATGTATTAAACGGAACAAGTTTTGTTTCCGTAATGTTGATGTTCTGAGCAACCTGGTATTCATAACGGCGTGGCTCAGGGCGGCCTGTAATCGGATCAACGGGGTTAATCGCGCCAGGAAGAATTGGCATGCCTGGGCCAAATGGAACTGTTGCGCTAAATGGTGCGCGTGGGAGTGCGGTTGTGTTGCCGTATTGTGACTGTAATTGCAAGCCATTCATTAACTCTTGTGTACCAATTGTTGTTGCACCAACAGGCAGGTTAGGGCCTTTTTCAATGTCAGTTCCAACAATTGCTCTTACGATACGGTCACGCAAACCCATGTGTATCCCCTCAATGTGCCTCTTGTATTTCAGGCGTGTGGTTATGATAGCGATTTATTGGAATTCATGTAGTGTAAGGCTTATGAACTTAGTACAAAGGGCAGTACAAAACGGCGGCAAATTAGCCCCATTAGTCATACCACACGGATTAACAAGCGGTACAGGTTTAATGAACCCCTCAATTTTTATTGATGATGACGGGGAAATTTTAGTAAACCTACGCCATGTTAATTACACCCTTTACCATGCTGAAAATGAGCAACTATTTCCTAGCCGTCACGGGCCTCTTTCTTATTTGCACCCTGAAAAAGATCGCCGTTTAGTAACCGTCAATTATCTTTGCCGCTTAAACGCCAACCTTGAAATGACTCACCATGCCAAAGTGGATACATCTGCTTTTGATGTTGAACCTATTTGGGAGTTTGTTGGGGAAGAAGATTGCCGCGTAATTCAATGGGGCGGGGAGTATTACTTAGTTGGAGTGCGGCGCGATACAACTACCAATGGCGTAGGCCGTATGGAGTACAGCAAGATTGAGATTGATCGTGAGAACTGGACTGTCAAAGAAATTAGCCGTGTGCGCATAAATGCCCCTGAGCCAAATGACTCATATTGTGAAAAAAATTGGATACCTGTAAATGATAAGCCTTTTCACTTTATCAAATGGACTATGCCAACAGAGTTAGTAAAGGCTGATCCTGAAACAGGCGCGTGTGAACAGATTTTTGTAAAGCCAACAGTTGCGCCTCCTGCTGATCAGCGTGGATCTAGCCATGTAATCCGTTGGGGCAGTATGTACATTTCTATTACCCATGAAGTAAACCTATTTAAGAATTACCTAAAGCAGAAAGATGCAATTTACCGTCACCGTTTAGTTGTATGGGATCAAGAGTTAAACATTGTGGGATTAGGTCAGCCTTTTTCTTTCCTTGATGCTCGCGTTGAATTCTGTGTAGGGGCAACGGTTCACAAAGGTAACCTTTTGGTGTCTTTTGGTTTTCAGGATAACGCCGCTTTTGTTTTGCAAGTACCGCAAAAGGTAGTAGAAGATCTAATAGTGGAGGCATTATCTAATGAAAATTGATCAATTAGTTGTTGAATTATCTAAAGATCCATTTAATCCAGCGCTTAATTTTGATGTTGCGGTGGAGTATGAGAAGCAAAATCAGACTGCTTCAGCCGTTTCTTTCTATTTAAGGACTGCTGAATACGGTCACACTTACCACCCTAGCCTTACTTATGCCTCACTTTTAAAGGTTGCCCATTGCTTTGATGATCAGAATGACCGCCAGGGAACTGTTAGCAATTGTTTATTACAGGCTGTGGCTTATCTGCCCTACCGCCCTGAAGCCTATTTTCTTTTGGCTCAGTTTTATGAACGCTTAGGACAATGGCAAGAATGTTATACCTGGGCGCAATTAGGATTGCATCAACAACCATGTGGAGCATTGCCAGTACATGTTGGTTATGAAGGCCAATATGTACTGGTATTTGAAAAAGCAGTAGCCGCGTGGTGGATAGGGCGCAAAGAAGAAAGCCTAGATTTGTTGCGTCAATTAAATGTAATAAACCTTGAGCCTGGTTATGCAACAGCAGTTAAAAACAATTTGGAAAGGCTTAGCCATGTTGATGTTTGATGTAGGGGCTAATCGCGGTGATGCAACACTTGCCGCGCTTGCTCAAGGATACCGCGTAATAGCCTTAGAAGCCGCTCCACGCGTTTATTCACGCCTAGTTAGTAACTTTATTTACAACCCAAATGTTGTGCCTCTTAGAATGGCTGTGGCTGAAAAAGATAATGAACGCCTAAAATTTTATGAGGCTGAAGAAGATGGCCTTTCAACGCTAAGCAAAGAGTGGCTAACCAAAGAGGGCATGCCATACAACGGTAAGCCTCACCGTGAGATTGAAGTAAACACAATTACGCTAGACACATTGGCTGACAAATATGGCAACCCTGACTTAATCAAAATTGATGTGGAAGGTGCTGAGTGGGAAGTATTTAAAGGAATGACGCGCCATTACGGGGGAACGCTTTGTTTTGAATGGACACTTCAAACTTTAGAACAGCATGAAGAACAATTAGATTATTTATGGAATTTGGGCTATCGGGAAGTTGCACCGCAATACATAGTTAATCATTTAGAAGAACCAAAAGAATGGTTTGATTTACAACCGCAAAGTACAGGTTCATTATTAAAATGGCATAGCCAACATTTACAGGCGTGGCTTGACGGCGGTTGGAAAGTTGCCAACCTACGCCCTACCGCTGATGTTGGAATGTTGTGGGTGCGTTAAGCGCTTAAATCGCCAACTAAAACCCATGTATTAGTTGCGCGCTTAATAAGTGTTGCTGATGACCATTGAGTGCGAAGTTTTAAACCAGGTGTAGCGTTAATAGTTACGCCACCAGTTGCTACAACAGTTGTCTGACCAGCACCAGTTTGTAAAATGTTGATCTGTGTACCTATTGGGTAAGCAACGGTTGCGTTAAGCGGAACTGTAAGGTTGTTAGCAGAAGCATTAGACATTTCTACAAGTTTTCCAGCATCAGCAATACCTATGGTGTAAGAAGCAGTCTGTGCGCTAGTAGCCAAAATAACATTGACTCCACCATCACTGGCAACAGTTATACGGTTAGTGCCACCTGTTGCAATTGCAATACCTTGAGAAAGTCCTAGTGGATTGTACTCAATGTAAGCCATTCCTGTTGCATCAACTACCATTTGCTTTCTGATAGAAGTGCCAGTCCAGTCTGAACCAGCAGTGTGTCTGTATAAAGATGTTTTTTCAAATACATTATTACCAGTAGCACTAACATTAAGTCTTTGTACTAGCGATTCATTGGTTGCTGCTGTACCTACGGTTGTGCCATTGACATCTACTTTATATGTGGGGCTAGTCTGACCAATACCAACATTGCCGTCAGAAGCAATAGTTAAATCAGCGCTGTTATTTGTACCTAAATAAAATGAACCAGTAGCGGTTGCGTTAAATACAACAAGGTCATTAGATGCTGTGTACATACTAAGTACAGTAGAAGCAGCGCTATTACCCATACGCATATCAGATACGGTTGTTGATGAGTAAATGTGTAAATCTGATTGTGGGTTTGATGTACCAATGCCAACATTGCCACTAGCAGTAATGCGCATTTTCTCAAAATTTCCGCCGCCAGAACCATTTGTTCTTGTTCCAAAACTTAATGCGCCGTCATAGTTGCCGTCTGTCGCGTTCTCTTTAATTCCACTGATAAATGCAAGATTGGAAACACTTGAAGTTCCAGTAGTATTTCCAATAAATGTAATTCCAGAACCAGCGTTTCCGCTTGTTGCTGAAGCCGTTCCTGTTATACCCACATTGACTACATTTGGTGACCAAGTAGTTCCTACCGCACCTGAAACATCTAACAGCAATCCTGGAGTTTTACCAATACCAACATTGCCTGACGCGTCAATACGCATATATTCTGTATCAGAAGAATTACGGAAAGAATATGTTGCAACAGCACTTGAGCCAGTGGGTGTTCTTAAATACATACCCCAGTTAACATCTGTGGATACAGTGCCAGCCGAAAATCCTGTTGTACCACCTGTAATTCCACTTCCGCTAATAGAGTACCCAACAGACCGAGTTATTCCGTTAACATCTAATGATGTTGAAGGTGTGCTTGTACTAACGCCAACACTACCACTAGCATTAACGATAAACGGAGTTGTATCTGAAGCCACATCATTAACTACAAATGAGTTACCAGTACCATTGTTTTGAATAGTAATTGGAACAGCAGTGCCGCTTGCAATTGTAAATGTATTGTCATTTGACCAGGCATTGCTTGTTGTAAGAATACTTGCGCCTGAAATACCTTGAGTACCAGTAGTTCCTTGTGAACCAGTAGTACCAAAAGTACCTTGAGTACCAACCTGTCCTTGAATACCAGTTGTACCCTGAACACCTTGCGCGCCAGTAGTTCCTGTTGTGCCTTGTGAACCAGTTAAACCTTGAATACCATTAGTGCCTTGAATACCCTGAATACCAGTAGTACCAGTTATGCCCTGTAATCCCGTAGTACCTTGAGTACCTTGAGTGCCTTCAATTCCCTGGCTACCAGTTGTTCCTTGTGTTCCAGTAATTCCTTGAACGCCAGTTAAACCCTGTGTTCCCTGAATACCATTAGCACCAGTTGTTCCCTGTGTACCATCATGGCCTTGAATTCCTTGCAGTCCAGTAGTTCCTTGAGATCCAGTTGTACCTGTTGTTCCCTGGCTACCAGTTATGCCTTGAATTCCTTCAATACCTTGAATTCCTTCAGTTCCCTGAGAACCAGTCAAACCTTGAGAACCATTGAGTCCATTAGTACCTTGCGCACCAGTTAATCCTTGAACGCCCTGGCTTCCAGTAATGCCTTGTAAACCTTCAGCACCCTGAATTCCAGTTAAGCCTTGATGACCTTCTACACCTTGAGTACCAATTGTTCCCTGAGTACCTTCATGGCCTTGAATACCTGTTAAACCTTGTGTGCCTATTGTGCCTTGAATACCGTCTAAGCCTTGAGTACCAGTTTCTCCCTGAATACCGATAAAGCCCTGAGTTCCTTCAACGCCTTGAATTCCTTCTAAGCCTTGCGTTCCTGTTTCGCCTTGAATTCCAGTTAAACCTTGAACGCCTTGTAACCCTTGAATTCCTTCTATGCCTTGAGAACCAATTTCACCTTGAATTCCAGTGACACCTTGAGTTCCTTCAATACCCTGAATTCCTTCAACGCCTTGAGTACCAGTCTGACCCTGAATACCAACTAATCCTTGTGTACCTGTTGTTCCTTGCAAACCTTCAGTACCTTGAACGCCTTGCAGTCCTTGAGTTCCTTGAGCGCCAACAGTTCCTTGCGCACCTGTTGTACCTTGAACACCAACGCTTTGAGTAATAAGAGAAATGTTGTGGTTGTTAGGAAAGTTTGTTGTGCCTGTTCCGCTTGAGTCAATTAGTGTTACAGGAAAAGTAAAATAATCATTAGGAACATTTGTAGGTGTACCGTTTACTTGCCATTCTTGATAATTGGCAGAATTAGTTCTATCTTGAATAAAGAAAATGTCACCATTTTTAATGTTTGCTAATAAGAAATCAATGTCCACATTGAAATCTGTTAAATGAGAAATGTAAATGTTTGTTGCAGAACTTTGTGTAGCGTTATTCCAAATAATGTTGCCAGCGTCAGGTGGTGGTGTTTGTGAATTAGTTGTTGCGACATATTCAAAAATAGATGATGATGTACCGCTTGCGCCAGTGTTGCCTTGTACGCCTTGAATACCATTTAAGCCCTGAACGCCCTGGCTACCAATAATTCCTTGAATACCCTGTATTCCTTGCGTTCCATCAGTACCCTGAATACCTTCAATGCCCTGTGATCCAGTTGTGCCTTGAGTTCCTGTTGTACCTTGTGCGCCTGTAAGTCCTTGAATACCTTCAGTACCTTGTGCGCCAATAGCACTTTGAATACCTTGAATTCCTTGAGTTCCTTGTAATCCAGTTATTCCCTGAATTCCATTAGTGCCTTGCGCGCCAGTTGAACCTTGTAATCCAGTTAAACCTTGATGTCCTTCTACGCCTTGCAAGCCTTCAATGCCCTGCGTTCCAGTTATACCCTGTACGCCCTGTGTACCTTGAGCGCCTTCTAAACCTTGTAATCCCTCAATGCCTTGAGTTCCGTCATGGCCTTGAATTCCCTGTACACCTTGCGCACCTTCAACGCCTTGCGTACCGTCAATGCCTTGAATTCCCTCTAAACCTTGTGAACCAGTAATGCCCTGAACGCCTTCAATTCCTTGAATACCTTCAACGCCCTGCAAACCTTGTAAGCCCTCAACACCCTGAGTTCCTTGTAAACCTTCTAAGCCCTGTGTTCCTTGAGTTCCGTCAAAGCCCTGAATTCCATCTGTACCTTGAACACCCTGTAAACCTTCAAGCCCTTGTGTTCCCTGCACACCTTCAATTCCTTGTGTGCCTTCAAATCCTTGCAAACCAATTAAACCTTGAGTACCAGTAGCACCTTGCGCACCAATAGTTCCCTGTGTGCCATCTCCCTGAATACCTTGTGTACCTTGAATACCTTCTAAACCTTGAACACCTTGTAAACCTTCAATTCCCTGTGTTCCGTTAAATCCTTGTGTACCAGTAGCGCCCTGTGTGCCAGTAATACCTTGAGATCCAGTAGTGCCTTGAGATCCGTTAAATCCTTGCGCACCCTCTAAACCCTGAATACCAAAAATACCTTGAGAACCTGTTAAACCTTGTGTTCCAGTAATACCTTGAGCGCCATCAAAACCTTGAATACCGTCAGTACCTTGAGATCCTTCTAGCCCTTGAATACCTTGCGTTCCATCAAAGCCTTGTATGCCTTCAATACCTTGTACGCCTTGTGTACCTTGTGAACCTTCTAAACCTTGTGTGCCTTGCGCTTGTTCATAACCAAAACCTTGTAAACCTTGTGTGCCTTGAATACCTTGTGCCGCCGCCGCACCATTCATGCCTTGAACACCTTGCAAACCAACAGGGCCAGGAGTAGTTACATTGATTGTTGGGATTACTGGTTTGATAATGACTGCATTACAGCCGCAATATGTACACATTTATCTAGTCACCTGAGCCGATACTTCAACTTGTCCTTGAACAACGCGTGTAACATTAGCGCCTTGATAAATTTCAATGTCATAGTCATAAGGGCCTTGATTGATTGCGCCTGTTTGTGTGGCTGTCGCATGTAAAGCAATGTTGCCTGTTGCGCCAGTAATAACAATGCCACCGTTTTCTG